TTTAGGGCAGTCATATAAACAAACAAGGAGATGGAACCATGACTCAAAAAGAAGCGCCAATCGATTTTTTCGACAAATTACTTTCACCCATCGATGATCTGGCCCAGGCCATGGCCGTGCATGACGATTTGGAGAATGTGGATCAGGTCCTTCGGGCATGTATCGCACTGGCCCGGGAGCACATGCACGCCCTGGCCGATCTTTTGGACGCCGAAGGATATGTGATTCAGTCGGATTCCACATACGGTCTTTATTCAGCCCCCAAAAAACTTGTAAAACAGGAGAAACTTTCATGAATGGAATCACAGAAGTATGGCCGAGCATCACGGTACTCAAGGCGCGGGCAATCAAGGAATCCTTACTCCGGATGGGAGAGCCTGGTCAGGATTCGGACAGTATGAATATGGAACAATCGGCATCGTTGGCCCTGGTAGATTCCATCATTGCGGACGTGGAACAGCTTCACAAAGACATCATGCATGCAGAACGGGAGAGATAGGATGACTCTTGAAACGACGAAGTTTTTGGCAGGACTGACAGAGGCCCAGGCGGATCTTGCAACGGTTGCCCTGGAGTCGATCAAGATGACCGACCAGGACCTTGAAGCGGAAGAGCTGGAGGAGAAGCTGCGGGAACTCAGCGACAAAGTGAGCAAGGCAAACGACTTGATCACGGCCCATACCATTTTTTTTGAACGGGCAATGAGAAAATTCGAGGTTTGAGCATGCAGAATGAACAGCCATCCACCACACGGCCATCGTGCCCACCACCTGCCCCGTTACCAGGCCCGGCGGATCAGTCACCGACCATCGGGAAATTGGCGGCAGCCCTGGCAAAGGCGCAGCTTGGCATGGAGGCGGCCCGGAAGGATGCGCAAAACCCCCACCTGGGGAATCGATATGCCGACCTGACATCTTGTTGGGCGGCATGTCGAAAACCCCTTGGGGAAAATGGCTTGTCCGTTGCGCAGCTCACGAAATCGGTTTCACCCAACGAGGTGAAAATTGTCTCCGTACTTCTGCATGAGTCCGGCGAGTGGATCCGGTCCGAGCTGACCGTTCCGGCAGGCGGGAACAAGGGGGTCAATGCGGCCCAGGCAATGGGAAGCGCGATCAGCTACGGGCGGCGGTATGGTCTTTCTGCCCTGGTCGGGATCTCCACGGACGATGATGACGGCACGGCCTCAAGCGGTCCAGCTACCCAGGCACCACCACCGAGACAACAGCCACCCAGACAGGCCCCCCAGGGACAGCCCCAGGGCGGCGATGTGGCCACCGAAAAACAGGTCAAGGCGATTCATGCGATATGCGGCAAGAAGCAGGTGGACCCTCACGCCTTTGGATCACAGACCCTTGGACGGCAGATCGAGAGCTTGAAAACGATCACCAAGGCCGAGGCCGGACAGATCATCGACGCCTTGAATGGTTCCCCTGCCCCGGGTCCGCAATACCAGGAAAATGAACCCTTTTAGTGGAGAACCGACCATGAGTGAGATTGAAACCCTTCAACAGCGGATCGAGGAGATCCGGCGAAGCGAATTGCCGGAACTCGTGGAACCGTTTCCGGATCAGGTCGGGCGATCATTCAGGATGTCCTTGAACAGACTTTGCACGGACAGTCTGGAACTTCTCAAAGATCACCTGCACAGGAAACAGAACCGGCCCCTGGTCAACCGACGGGCCGAGCGTACCGACGAACAGCTCAAGACCGAGCTGGACAGCCTCAAGGGAGTGAGCACACACGCCGACCGGATAAACCGTTTCGGCCCTGGTCAGGATCGACGGCACGCTCACCTTGCTGGCCGGAAGCGGGAACTTCTGGCCGAGCTCAAGCGGCGGGGGATCGAAGCATGATCAAGCCTATTGCCTGGATCGGCATTGATCCCGGGAAGACCGGCGCGGCAGCCCTCATTCACGACGAGGGGCAGGAGCTTCTTGACTGGCCCGGGAGTCCCGCCCTGGTCGTGGACAGGCTCACCGACTGGAGGTTTGACTACGATGTTCGACTTGCGGCCCTGGAAAGCGTCCATGCCATGCCCAAGCAGGGAGTGACCAGCGTGTTTCACTTCGGGGAGAACTTCGGAACCTGGCAGGGAATCCTTGCAGCCCTTGGAATCCCCTTCCTCATGCCCCGGCCCCGTGAGTGGCAGAGGGGACTTGTCCGACCGAGTGACGGCCCGGACACCAAGAGCAGGTCCCTTGCCGTGGCCCGGCGGTTATTCCCGGATGCACCCTTGACCAGGAAGAAAGACCACAACCGGGCAGATGCCTTGCTCTTGGCCTGGTGGTCACGGAAACAATAGGAGATCCACTATGCTTTTGACGAAGATCAACCAGGCAGAGGCAGAGGCCAAGCGCTTTTTGCAGCGAGTGAAGACCCTCAAGGATTCATGTGGGAACAATGAGTATGCCATTTCATACGGCAACAAGGAGACCGGCGCGGTTCGCCGGGCATCAATGGATCTCACCCGAGCACTTGCAGACATGAGGCAGTCATGAGCAACCTATGGATAAATTGGCGTTTTGGCGTGCGACATTTGCAGATCGGTCCTGACTGGCCATTTGTTACATTCTCCATCAATCCGCATCATGTAGCTAATAAGCCAAAAAAGTTTTTTGAAATTTACTAACTCAGACATGAGGCGGTCATGACCGACGAGTGGACCACCACCCTTAACGGCATCAGGATTGATCAGGTGACGGGTGAAGCACGATTCCAAGGCACCTGGTACCCGAGCTTTACAGATGCGCTGAAAGCCCTGCGGGAGTACGAACGGGCAGCCCTCATTCATGCAGAAGAGGAGATGGACCGGCGGCGGGACGAACAGGAAGACTACAGGACGAATGTCTGACCGCGTGCAGAAAGTTATACTAAACAAGAAATCGTATGCGCAAAATACGCGCAAAAAGATCACGGGTCCTCTCTAGCCGTCATTTTGCAGGGGTCGGCGGCTACCCGATTTTCGCTTATGTAACACGATTTAAACCAAAAGTGACACGATATGCACGAGCGCTACCTACCCAGAGATGAATTGATCAAGGCCTTGTCCCTGAGCCTTTCGTTGTTCCGGAAGCTCAGGCGGGAAGGTGCTCCAGGTCCGAAGGGGCGGGGTCAGTCGGCAGAATGGCCCCTGTTCGCGTGGAGCCAGTGGCTTTTGGATCGACCATTCCGACCGAACCAGAACCGGGCGGCCCTCCAGAAGGCGGCAGAGATCCTTCGAGATCGTGACGGCACCCTCGTTCCGGAAATCATCGAGCCCGTGACCAGGGAGACCGGCAACCAGGAGATCGGCCTGGAGGCGGCCCTGGAACGTCTCCGGCAGGCAGAACAGGCCACCTTTGCCAAGTGGCAAGAGAGCTTCAACGCAAACAGGAAGGAATCCCCGGTTTTCTTCAAGGATTGGCAGACGGCTCTGGATCTCTTGCGCAAGGCCGAAAAAAATTTGACCGACCATCTCACCCAACGGCGTGACCTTCTCCCGGCCCTGGAGGTCAAAACATGGCTGGCCCGGAAGATCGAGGCCACCAAGTTAACCCTTCTGGATATGCCCGGAAAGGTATCACCCGAGCTCGAAGGCCTACCCTGGCCGGAAATACAGAAACGACTGACCGAAGAGGTCCGGGATGCTCTTGGAAAGCTGCAAGACGCTGGATGATTGGTGGTCCGACAATTGGACCCCGCCTGCCTGTTTGAACACCTGGGAGTGGGCCGAGGAACACCTGGAGCTTTCAGCCAGGGCAACAGCCTACCCGGGGAAATATCGGACACGGCACACCCCGTATGTCCGGGGACCCCTGGAAGACTTCCAGGACCCGGCAATCAGGCGGATCACCCTTTGTTTTTCAGCGCAAAGCGCAAAGACCACCACCCTTATGGTCATGCTTGGCTATGCTATCGACCAGGACCCCGGGCCGGTCCTTCTGGTCCAGAGCAGCATGGATGCGGCCCGTTCCTTTTCCAAGAATCGCCTGCAACCCTTGATCGAGGATTGCCCCTGTCTGGCCCGGCACAAGTCCGGCAACAGGTTTGATTTCAACTCCACGGAAATGATTCTGGATCGCCTGTCCCTCTACCTCCAGGGGGCGGGAAGTCCTTCACAACTCGCATCGAGGCCCATTAAATATCTTATGGCCGACGAAGTGGACAAATGGCCGGATCAGTCCAAGCGGGAAGCAGACGCCCTGTCCCTGGCCCTTGAGCGCGTCAAATCCTACCGGTCTCACAAGATCATCCTTGCATCCACCCCGACCATCGAGACGGCCCCGATATGGACGAATTTCAAGGCCGGGTCACAGTGCCGTTTCTATGTCCCGTGCCCCCATTGCGGCAGCCTGTTTGTCATGACGTGGCCCATGATCAAATGGAAGAAGTCCGACCACCTGGAAGAGGTGAAGGGGTCGGTCTATCTCGAATGTCCTCACTGTCAGGGACGGATCACCGAGCGCGACAAGTCAACCCTTCTGTCCAAGGGGTCATGGATCGCAGAAAACGAAGATGCCCCGGCAAATCACCGAAGCTACCACCTGAGCGAACTCTACAGCCCATGGACCAGGTGGGGGGATCTCGTGGGCAAGTTCCTTCTGGCCAAGGCCGAGGCCAAGACCGGCGCGACAGGGAGCCTGCACAACTTCATCAACAGTTCCCTTGCCGAACCCTGGATTGAAGACGAGCACGTCAAGCGGCGGAGCGCTCACGATCTGCAACGGCTATGTGACAAGCGGCAACCCGGCCAGATTCCGGACGATGGAGTTCTTGCTCTGACCATGGGGGCGGACACCCAGGACAACGGTTTTTGGTATGTGGTCCGAGCATGGGGAAGGGATCTTGAATCCTGGTTGATCAGGGAAGGCTTTTGCCCGGACCTGGAGACCTTGCGGACCATTGCCAGTGAATCCCGCTACCAGGACAGCAGGGGGAATCTGTATGCGGTTTCTCGCGTCTTCATCGACTCAGGCGGCCACCGTACCGGGGAAATCTACGAGCTGGCCAGAAGTCATCCCTTGTTCGTACCCATCAAAGGGGAGATCAGACTTGCCGGGCGGCCCTGGTCGGTCTCCGTCCTGGACAGCATCCCCAGGCGAGACGGCAAGAAATACCCCGTGCCCGGCGGTCTCCAGCTCATGCGGTTGGACGTGACGTATTACAAGGATCTTTTGGCAGGGAAACTAAACCTCGAGCCCGGGAGCCCCGGTTTCTTCCATCTTCATGAAGAAGTGAGCGGGGATTACCTGGCCCAGATGACAGCGGAATACAAAGACGAAAAAGGGCACTGGCAATGCCCCAGGCACAAGGCAAATCATTTGTGGGATTGTGAAGTTTACTGTCTGGCAGCGGCAGACATCCAGGGAATCCGATTCATCAACAGGAGCGCGAACCATGAGCAAATCAAGCAGAACCCCCAAAAGAAACGACGACCTTCAACAAAATGGTGGTGACGCCCCCCAGGGCAGACCCCTTTCGGGAATGGATGAGATCGGGGAATATGTCCGGCGATCCTCGGTCACGATTCTTGATTGGATTCGGAATATGGGTTTCCCGGCCTCGAAGATCGGCGGGATCTGGGAGAGCGACACCTTTCTTATAGACAGGTGGAGGCGGGAGCAGATTACAGAACGTGTCAAGCAAAACAACACGAAATCAATGGTAAATTCAGCCTAGATCATCCCTAAATTTAGTAAATTACCAAAAAACCATAAAAGCCATGCTACACCCCGAGAAAACAGGAGTGTATTGCATGGCTTTTACTACTTGGACGGCCCTTCTCACAGAACTGAGAAACGATATGGCATCCGGAATGTGGAGGATGAAGCGCTACCAGATCGGTGACGTTGAAACCGAATACCGGACCTTCTCCGATTTCATGTCCATGTTCCGTGAAGTGGAGCACCGGGCCGAGCTGGAGAGCCAGAGCACAGCGGCCCCCATTGGCCGAGCGTATGCCAGAGGGGGTTCCAGATGGTAGGCAAGGCCATTGACCGCCTCATTGGACTATTCAGCCCCAAGGCCGAGCTTTCCCGCACCCTGGCCCGGCGCATGGTCAAAGGTGAACGGATGTACGCGGCGGCCAAGTCCGGCAGGAAAACCGGCGCATGGTCTCCGGTCGAATCCACGGTCAATGACGAGATCCGGGTTTCCTCCCAGAAGGTCAGGGAACGTGTCCGGCAGCTTGTCCGGGATTTTCCCTATTTCAGCCGTGCAGTGGATCAGCTTGTTTCACTCACCGTGGGGCAGGGAATCAACTTCCAGTCCAAGGCGGATCCGGCGCTTAGATCCCGCATCGAGGACGCATGGAAACGCTGGTCCGAGCAGGCCGACATCACAGGCCGTTTGTCCTTCCCCGATATTTGTCAGCTTGCAGTTCGGCAGGAGTGCGAAAACGGCGAATTTTTCTTTATTCTCAGACAGTCCAAGGACCCCAAGCGCTTCCTGCCCTTTGCATTGCAGGTCATCGAGTCCGACCGCCTCACCGACCTGGGCACATCACCGAACAAACAGAACACCATCGACCAGGGCGTGGAGTACGACCCATCCACCGGGGAAGTGAAATTCTACTGGTTCGAGTCCGACACCAAGCCCCTACGCATCCCGGCGGCCCAGGTGGTCCACGGTTTCAAGATGGTTCGCCCTGGCCAGCTCCGGGGGATCTCACCCTTTGCCCCGGGCGTTCTTTGCGCTCACGACCTGGCCGAATATCTGGACGCCGAGCTCGAGGGCGCGAAAATGGCGGCAAAGTACTTGGCCTTTATTGAGGCCCCGGACATTGCAGCCTACCAGACAGCCCACGGAATCGGAGTGAACCCCGAATCAGGCCAGCGGGAAGATGAGCTGGAAAATGCCGTGCTGGAATATCTCCGGCCCGGTGAAAAGGTGAACCTGGCCAGCCACAACCGGCCCGGGGACAATTTTGAGCCTTTTGTCAAATTGATCCTGCGTATGCTCTCCGTTTCCACCGGCGTTCCCTACGAGCTTCTTTCCGGTGATTACACGGGGATCAATTATTCAACCATGCGCGTATGCCGGAACGACCTTGCCCAGGCCTTGAAGGTGCCCCAGGGACGCATCATCAACCAGCTCTGCAAGCCGGTTTTTCATGAGGTCATGAATCAGGCCGTTTTGACAAACAAGCTCCAGATCCCCGGATATTGGGATGATCCCAGAAGGTTTCAGGCCTGCAAATGGATTGTCCCAGGCATGGAGCCCATCGACCCCTTGAAGGAATCCAAGGCCCACGTTGACCAGCTCGACAGCCTGCTCAGGTCTCCCCGAGATAGCAGCGGCCCGGGGGCGGGACTACGAAGAAATCTTGGACGAGATCCGGGCGGCCGAAGAAATGGCCAAAAAGCGCGGTCTCTCGCGTGGGCAGGTCAACACAGCCCTGGCCAGCAACCCGGCAACCATCGAGGATGAATAAATGCCAAAGATCACAACCCGAAAGATGCCATTGACCGGGAAGGCCCCGGCCACCCTGGATGAAGAGTCCCGGACCGTTGAAGCGGTCATGACCACCGAGACCCCTGTCAGGGTTTTTGATTGGGACCACGGGGTCATCGATGAAGTCCTGCTCATGAAGGGGGCGAAATACCCGGATCAGGTCCCTTTGCTCGACAATCACAACAGGTGGGACGGCGTGGAGAAGGTCTTGGGTTCCGTCTCCGGGATCAGGTTGGAAGATGACCGGATGGTGGGGACCGTTTCCTTCTCCCGAGTCCAGGCCGGTTATGACGCATATACCAAGACAGCCGAAGGACATCTCACTGATTTTTCTATCGGATATATCGTGACCAAGGCGGTCTTTGTGCCCGAAGGGGAGCAGCAGACCATCGAAGGCAAAACATTTACAGGCCCGGTCAAGGTCTCCACTGAGTGGGAACTCAAGGAATTGAGCATCACCCCCATTGGAGCA